CGAGCCACTTAAGTGTGAAGCGCCCGTCGGTGGAATCTACCGATGCACCTAAACGAGCAGCGAACGTAGCGTCACCATAGGCAAAATCATTGGTTGCATTATTATTAATTGCATCCACAATGTTCTGGCGAATTTGTGGGCGCAAGCCGGTCGAGGCGTCGTCCGCAGTAACTGCGGGGAGAGCACTCTTTAAAACGCCGCCCACCGTAATAGCTGGAATTGCTTTAGCAGCACGAGCCGTCCACCAAACCTGAGTTGCTGAAGAACTGGGTGCTCCACCGGAAACACCATTGGTTGTCTCGTGGAAGTTTGCAGTTGTTGAACCAGCGGCGGGATGGTCAACCCCAAGGACACCACAAGAAGCGCCGTACACACCAGTGTCGGAAACAATGACACTCATGCCGTCACCAGCAAGAACTTGTCCAGCATAAGGAGCGAAGATAATAACCTCTGTGGAGCCCCAACCGCCGTGGATTGTGGTTGTGCCAGCACCGTTTGCCCAATTAGAAGTGCCCAAGAGTACTGCCTCGTCGCCACGGAGTGAAAAGAAAGGGCAATCATCAGCATCGTTGATTGCGTTCACTAGGCTGAGAGCGCCAGCAGCGCCGGTCCCAGACCATTCCGAACCATAATCGAAATCTTTACTTTTTGCGCCTGTGCCATCAGTCCAAGTAATTCTCACTTTAGTATCAGCAAGCTGAGCGTCAGTGACAAGAGCAACACCAACAGCGGCGTGGTGTTTAATTGTTTCTGTTACATGGTATGTGCCAGTAGCTGAGCTTGCTGCTAGAGTCGTGGCTTCAAAGTGAGCACCGTGGAGGCGGTTACCAGCGCCAGCGGGGTTAGCGACAGTAAAATCTGTAGCGGCAATACCAAGCGCAGAAATGTCCACTTGAGCTTGAGCATTATTAACTGTATCGCCTGAACCGTTTGAGATAAACAGACCGTAAGCGCCGGGACCGGCTGTGGTGGCAGCAGTGGTTGCTGGTGGGACTCGCCAGCCTGCCTCTTTTCCACCAGAGGTGTGGTCAGTGTGCTGCTCGCCAAGAAGACGAACGAAAGTGACAGGTCCACCTGATTTCAAGTACGCCTGAGCAGCGTAGGCTGCGTATGTTGGTCCAAGGATGTGACCTTGACGCCATACATCATCTCCAGTCAATCCAGCGACTGGCTCGCCAAACATTTCAACGAACTCGCTGAAAGAATCAACTTTCACGGGTCGCATTCCCGGTCCTCTCAAGGAACGACCAATGATTACTGGTCCCACTTCCTCTGGGGCTTGGGGTAACTGTGAGTTGTCAACCTCATTAATAAAAATACCGGGTGATACGAATTTAAATCTTTTTACGGACATTTGCTATTTCTCCTTAAAGCGTACATTGTTGTTGGCGCAAAACGCCGCACTCGACTTCGAGCTTTTCTCTAATAAATAGTATGATGTTTGGTGAAAGGATATTTTTAGCCAATCTATTTTCCATCATCAAAACTTTCTGAGCCTTTATACCTTTTATCGCTAGTATGCTTGGCTTCATCTTGTAGAACTACCCTCTCTCTGGCGATTTTCACCTCGACCGCATTCTCTCGAATAACGACCCTTGGAGTTTCCTCGTTTGGTCCGTCACCTATGAGAGCACCGAGAACTTTTAACTCAATGCTGGTCTGGTAGTTTCTTTCACCTTCGCCCATGTCGGCAACCGTGTTGTCTTGGCTAAAGTCTTGTCCGACAAAAGCTTCGTAACGGTGCTTATTGTGCGTCAGTATTAAATAGTTCCTTCCACCCGGTTCGGTAATAAAAGGTTGGGTCATATCGTTCATTTGTTGTTGATATTCTGTTCTCAAGGTAATCTTGTACCCAACGTCAACATAAACCGGCATTGGAATGGTCATGGTTTGGTAGACAGTTTTGCCTTGGCGGCGAGTTCTAAAGTTTGGTGCGCCGTGACGACGCTTGGCATCTGCATTAGCATACTGAGAAGTCTTTTCTTGATTGATTCTTCTCGCAATAACAATGGCACCACCCTTCTCATCATTCACATTTGGAATGTTGCCATAAGCTGTGCCTTTCTTTGAGGGGTCTTTGGCAACTGATGTGCGCTCAATTGTGATAAGCGGCAAGATAAGCGCACCGCCAGAGTCTCGTAGCCTAGAGTCCTTTTTTGACTGATGCACACGCTCTCCAGCAACCCAAATGACAGGAACTTTCTTCCAGCCACGGTTTGTCATTGTGTGGATATTTAATTCTTTGTCCACCCACTGCTGAACTGCATAATCCATGTCCTCAATAGAGGAAGAGCTAAGCTCAATGGTTTCTTTAATATTTCTATCTGCCATCGAAGACACCCTCTCTAGCCTTTCTACAATCTGCCCTTATCTCAAAGCGGTGACCATCTTGACCAAACAAGTATCTTGGCTGGCTTAGGTTGGCAATCTCGTAAAGCTGACCATCGTACTGAATGAAGTCTCCCTCACGCACAAATAAATCTTGGTCTTCTGTAAGCCTACGCTTGTGAAAGAAAACTTTAATGTTGCTGAGTTTGTCGATACCGAAGCCAGTGTATGAGGTATCAGTTTCTTCTTTCTCCACCAAACAATAAATTCTTACCGGGGGCAAGAAAGTCTTTTCAATTGCCTCGCCATAAAGAGGGTGAAACTTTGAAGCGTTGAGGTCGATAGGATAATAAATTACCTGCTGCCCAATGACACGCTCGATAAGCTCATCGTTAACTTGTTTAACCAAGTCCCGCTCTTTCTTACCAGCGAAAAGTGGTGGCGGCGGGGCTTCTGGTTGTGACCATTCATCTGACATGAATATCTACCTCCATCAACCGCTGTAAATAAGCATTGGCACCTTAGCCATAACTTTGTTTGAATTCTCAACTGTCTCAGCATCGCCTTCCATCATCTTGCCATAAGTCAACTCATCGAGCACTGTCTTAAGCTCATCACGAAGGGCTGTTTGCTCTTCCTTCCCGGCAGAAATTAAAGAATCTCCGTTCATCGAGATATCATTGCCCGGAATAGGAATAGAACTAAATTTGCTTCTGACAAGACCCAACATTTCTTTTGATAAAGCCAAGGCGAATCTACGAATCCACTGCTTGCCAATAGAGTTAATGTTCTTGTAGGGAATATTCTGAAGAGGAATCGTGTTTAAATTATTAATTCCATCGACGCCAATCTTGTGTGTGGCATCCTCGACCCAAGTGTCATCAGGAGCAATAAATTCAACCCACATGTTAGCTGGGGTTGAATCACCCGGAGTTGGGTAGATGCGAAGACGATTATTTTTTAATTCATAAGAACTGTGTGAAGCTCGAACATAAAGTGACTCTTCGAATGCCTTTGCTTGAAGCTTGTTCTGCCATGCGGGCACAAGCTCAAACGTGGAGTCATCTGAATACTGACCATAGCTTGACAAGTTGCCCATAACATTGACACCACCATAGTAGCCATAATAATTCCACATGGTCTTGGGTGTTTTGTAATAAACCTTTTTAATCAAAAGTTTGTTAGAGTCGTTTGCGTTGGTCACTCCCGGTAAGTTACCAGCGAATGCTGTTGCAATAATATTCTGAAGGTCATAATCCTGCTGGTCCTTCTGGATTGCGAAAGAAGCAGAGTAAACTCGTGTTGAACCACCCACGTTGGCTTCCTCTGAAATACCATCGGTAACACGACGTGCATAAGCAAAATCGAATCTCGGATATTTTAATCCAAGGTGAATAGTTTTATTCATGTTAGTCTGGGAGCCGTCGCCAGTGGCTGGCTCCGTAATCATACCGTCAGAGTCGAAGCTACCTGTCGTTCCACCCAGCACGTTTGACAAAACATTCTTTGACTGGTGAATATTAACCAGATAGGAATACTCCAAGCAAGCTTCTTCATAAGCGGAGAATACCTGTTCCTTTGTCAATTCAATGTCAAGCACATCTCCACCAAGCTTTCTATAAGTGAAAGCTACTTGGTCTGCTGCACCTGACAAAAATGTCATGACTTGTGATGGGTCTGGTGTTTCTGTCCCTGCCACAAACCAATAATTCTCGTTGGCGTATGTGCCAAACGGAAACACTTTAATTAATTTATTGTATGCGTCCGAACCGTATGTCGGAACACCATAGCTCGATGGCAAAACCGATGCGTTTGTTCTACTTTTCGGTGTTAATGTTGGTAAAGCCATTCACTGAACCCTCCCGTTAGACCTCTGCATACTAACTAGTTCCACCAAAAGGAAAACCCCACCTCAACCGAAGTCAAGGTGGGGTTTGTTTTAGAGTTAGACTCTACCTGCTACCTAGAAGGCTTAGCCCTCAAGGTCACGGACGATAACAAGACCGAACATGTCAGGTCGGACCATACGCTTACCGTACCGAGTCATCACTGCCTTGCGGGGAGTGAAATCATCAGCGTGGAAGATGGTCGGAGTGACCTGAAGCGGGACGTAAGGAGCGTAGACATATCCACTTTCGAGGAAGGAGCTACCCTTACGACCAACAAGAATCACATTTCGTGGGAAATATGGGTCAACCATGAGGTCGAACTTCTTGTTGATTGAACCAGCCTGAACAGCACCAACGGTTCCGGTGTCATCATCGTGAGTCACGCTTGCACGGAACCCAGAGGTGAACTCTAGAATGTTGGCAACCTCTGGTCCACAGACCAAGAAGTTAGCGCCGCCACGGAGGGTCTTGCGGTGAATGTCAGCAGACACATCGTTGATAGTCTCAACAAGAGTCTCGTACCACTCACTCACGGAGCCCGTGAAGTCAGGAGGCGCAGCCAGTGAGGTCGCATCGGCACCCGTGAGACGGTTGACGAAAAGACCGGGACGGCGTGACCAGTAAAGAGTCGCAGCAGTTGCCCCACTAATGAGGTCTGAAAGAATCTCTTGGTCAATCTCAAGAGCAATTTGCTCGGAGAGAATACCAGTAAGCTCAACCTCAGCGTCGAGGTTGTGATAAGCATTCAAGTCCTGAGCAAGCTCGGGAGTCCATGAAGCCTTCAACTTACGGGTCATTGCCGTCACAGCAGCACTGTCCACTCGGATTGCGATTTCAGGCAAGTCAACACTTCCTTCCATCTCCCAAGCGTTGGCACCAACAAGCGCACCGAGAGTATCGGCGTTACCAGCATCGGTAGACTCATCAATGTTATCAGCCATTGCGAATGTAACCGCAAGACCGTCAACTGCTTCTGTGGACTGGTTGGCGTTTCCAACCGTCGTGGTTGAAAGAACGACGAACTCAAGATACTCGGTTCCAGCAACATTTGAAGATGCATAGAACGAAGCATCACCATCACCGACAACAATCCGAGTCAAGCGACGAATAACCTGAGCGGCGTTATCGCCAGCAGAAACATCTGCTTGGTTGTTGAAATCAACACCAGTAGCATCCTCAAGCATACAGTGACGCACATCGGGACGAGCAGCACGGAGCCAGTAACCAGCAGTACCAGTCGGGTTCAATGGGTGAGTACCCGAGTTGGCAGCAGCAAGGTTGGCTGTTGTAACACGCAGGATACGAATAATACCCGCTTGGCGAGCCAGAAGGTCTGGGTCGAACTGAAGTGCTCTGCGCTGAGCGTCAGTGGTTGCGGGCAAGCTGAACTCGTCCAAAGCAAGCGTTAGTTCACCAGCGTCGAGACAAGCAGCACCACGAGCAGCAGAATGTCCTTGAATAAGGTC